GTACAGGCAGTATGTAAGGCAGTACACACTCCAGAAGTCACTACGGCTTATGCGGCTATGGTAGCTGAACAGTCTAAAGAAATCATTGATTTCAATGAGGTATAAACAATGGCTTTAACCAAAGTTTCAAATTCGATGCTGGTGCAGCCAGTTAATCACAACATATTAATTAACCCTAGCTTCACAGTGAAGCAACGAGGGGATGTGGTGGATCATAAGGGACACACCTCTTTATTTGGCCCTGATAGGTGGAAGCTTAGGGCGATTGGTAATGTTGGCGGCACTAAGTTAGAATCTAGCACTGAAGTTGATGCTGCTACTGGCATAAATAAGCTAGTGGTGAAACATCCTAGAGATGCTACAGACCCTATTAAAAGTTTTGCCTATATTATTCAACGTATAGAAGCTGTTAACCTCCAAGGCTTATATGGAAAGGAAATGACTTTCTCACTTGGTTATTCAGACGTGGGTGGGTCAGGAATACCTAACGTAGTGGTTGGGTCTTATGATTCTTCAGACACCTATAAAGAACTATTCCAAGCACTACCTACGTCTTTAGGTGATAATCGTTGGACTTGTACGTTCACTCTATCAACTACTGACGGAACTATTCCAGACCCCAGTGAAAGAGGTTTGGATATTGTAATACACGCAAATGAGAAAAACAATGCCCCCAACGAATGGAGAGTATGGGAAACTAAGCTAGAGGTTGGTTCGGTAGTTACTCCGTTTATTGCTAGGTCTCATGGTGAGGAGTTGTCTTTGTGTCAGAGGTATTACTTTGTGAATGACCCTGACGGGTTAGGTACTTACATGGCAGGAGGGGCATATACAAGATTCCAAACTACTGCAATACACGTAATTAATTTTCCTACAACTATGAGAGCATCGCCAACGATAGGTAGTTATACACTTAGTGTAGTGGATACTGTGGATACAATAACAGGGGTAGGCTTTTGTAGATTTTCGGGAAGTGCTAAATCTGAGGATACTATTGCAAAAATAACCAGTTCAGTAGCCTTTGATGCGGAGTTATAATTATGGACAATGAAACAATGAACATTACGTCAGCTACATTCGTATCCACAATGATGCCTGATGAACAGCCTAGTACAATCAAAGCCACGATAGACGGCGTTGAGATGTCAGTCCCGATGGACCCACGTAATAGGCATTACAAAGAAATCTTACGGCAAACTGAGGCTAAGACCTTGGTAATTCAGGAGGCAAAGGAATAATATGCCAGCACAGAAAGAACTATTAGGTGACTTGCACTCAGCTATCGCTGCTGACCTCTTACAGAGAGTACAGAGTGGCGAGGCTACCAGTGCGGAACTATCGACAGCCATAAGGTTCCTCAAGGATAACAACATCGAAGCGATTGCATCAGAGAACGAAGGGCTTACAGCGTTAATGAAAGCCTTACCTGATTTCGACACTGAGGAATACTACAGTAACTAAGAGTTCCATTTTAAGCGTTCCTAGAACCCCCAAAACTCTAGGAGCAAAAATGGACCTCTCTTTTTATCAACTAAAAGCAATACAAACAGCAATATATCCTGAAGAACAACGCATCTCTTACCCAGCAATGGGACTCGCAGGTGAGTGCGGAGAAGTCCTCAATAAGATCAAGAAAATCTACAGGGACCACTCAGGTAAATTCAGTAAAGCCAATAAGGAAGAAATAGCTTCAGAACTGGGGGATGTCTTATGGTATCTCGCAGTTCTGGCGCAAGACCTTGGGCAAGACATAGATGACATTGCGGATAAAAACTTAAAGAAACTAGCGTCACGTAAATCCCGTGGAAAACTTACAGGATCGGGAGATACACGATGAGCAACTTAATTCCAACTGATTACCAATCGTTTATCCACACATCCCGATATGCCCGTTGGTTAGACGATGAGCAACGCAGGGAAACTTGGAGTGAAACTGTGGGACGTTACAGAGACAATGTAATGTCAGAATGTCTCAGGAGTGATACTAAGATCATGGATGAGATTGAGCAAGCCATTCTAAGCCTTGAGGTAATGCCAAGTATGAGGGCGTTAATGACTGCTGGCCCAGCTTTAACCAGAGATAACACTGCTGGATATAACTGCTCATACCTACCCGTGGATGACGTTAAGTCATTCGATGAGGCCATGTTTATCCTATTGAATGGCACTGGGGTAGGGTTCTCAGTTGAGAGGCAGTACATCAGTAAGCTACCTGAGGTTCCTGATGAGTTGTTTGATAGCGGTACTACCATTATCGTTAAAGACAGCAAGGAGGGATGGGCTAAGGCTTTACGTCAAGTCCTAGCTCTATTGTACTCAGGTGAGATACCTTCTTGGAATGTATCTAAGGTACGTCCAGCGGGTGCTAAGTTAAAGACCTTTGGTGGACGTGCATCAGGCCCAGCGCCATTAGTGGACCTATTTCACTTTGCTATAAACTTATTTAACAAAGCCAAGGGCCGTAAGCTAACATCTATCGAGTGCCACGATCTAATGTGTAAGATTGGTGAGGTAGTCGTAGTGGGCGGTGTGCGAAGATCAGCTATGATCTCTCTAAGTAACCTCAGCGATGACCGCATGAGACATGCTAAGTCTGGTCAGTGGTGGGAGAATGACCCACAGAGAGCCTTAGCTAACAACTCAGTGGCATACACGGAGAAACCAGATAGCGTATCGTTTATGCGTGAGTGGCTTTCATTAGTAGAGAGTGGGTCAGGTGAGCGTGGTATCTTCAACCGTGAGGCTTCTAAGAAACAAGCGGATAAGAATGGACGCAGGGATAATAGTTACGATTTCGGAACTAATCCTTGTTCAGAGATAATCTTACGTCCATATCAATTCTGTAACTTAACGGAGGTAGTAGTACGTGCTACGGATACTATCGAGGACTTGGAGAGAAAAGTTCGCTTGGCAACTATTCTTGGAACCATTCAGTCCACTTTCACAAACTTCCCATACTTGCGAAAGGTGTGGCAGCGAAATACCTCAGAAGAACGACTGCTTGGTGTGTCTCTCACAGGGGTAATGGATAACCCACTAATGAACCTCAATAACAAGGGGTTAGAGTCAACTCTTGAACACCTAAAGAGCATCGCTGTTAAGACTAATGAGACTTGGGCTAAGAAGATAGGTATACCTGTAAGTACAGCTATAACCTGTAATAAACCAAGCGGTACTGTCTCACAGTTATGCGATAGTGCCTCTGGGATACACTCAAGACACTCAGAGTATTACATTAGGCGTGTGCGTGGAGATAATAAAGACCCACTAACACAGTTCATGATTGACCAAGGGATACCAGCAGAAGCAGAGGCGTTTAAGCCTGACCAAACAACTGTATTCTCATTCCCCCAGAAGGCTCCTAATGGGTCTACAGTCACTAAGGATGTATCTGCGATTGACCAGCTAAAGATGTGGCTGGCCTATCAGCGTTCTTGGTGTGAACATAAGCCAAGTGTAACTATCAATGTCCGTTCAGAAGAATGGATGGAGGTAGGGGCGTTTGTCTATGAAAACTTTGATGAAATGTCAGGTGTATCGTTCTTACCTTACTCTGACCATACATACCAACAGGCTCCTTATGAGGAAGTAACTGAACGAGAGTATAAAGAGATGCTATCCTTCATGCCTAAGAGTATTGATTGGACTAAACTCAAAGACTACGAACAAGATGACAACACAAGCGGGTCACAGACCTTAGCTTGCTCAAGTGGATCATGTGAAATCGTAGATATTTAAAAGAAAATAGAGGCTCCTTAGGGGGTCTCTTTTTTTCGTTAAGGAAACCAATGTCAAGTAATATACCTAATACAGAGTTCCACAAAAAAATAAGGGGTAACTTTAAAGTCTTTATCTACTACGTCCACAAGTACCTTAGCTTACCTGAGCCAACCCCAGTTCAACTCGATATGTGTAGCTACCTAGATAATGGACCCAAGAGATCAATCATCCAAGCCTTCAGAGGAGTTGGCAAGTCCCACCTAACCGCTGGGTATGTCGTGTGGCGTCTTTTGAATAACCCAGAGACTAAAATACTTGTTGTATCAGCATCCAAGGAACGTGCTGACGCCTTCTCTACATTCTGTCAGAGGCTCATATGGGAACTTGAGGGACTAGAGTACCTAAAGCCACGATCAGAACAACGACAATCAAAGATCAGCTTTGACGTAGGCCCAGCGTCAGCCTCACAGTCCCCCAGCGTTAAATCTGTGGGTATCACTTCACAGATCACAGGGTCACGAGCTGACCTAATTATCGCTGATGACGTGGAGGTACTGAACAACTCTGGAACTCAACAGATGAGAGACAAATTAGCTGAGACTATCAAGGAGTTC